TAACTTTGACTTTGATGAATGAGTACAATCAAAGGTTACAAACCTCATCCTAATCAGAGGCATATCCACAATGCTATCAATCAAGGCACCGAGAAATACTATGCTCTGAATATTGGTAGGCAGTTTGGTAAGACCTTACTAGGAATCAATCAGCTTCTGTACTGGGCCATCAATCATCCAGGCTCACAGATTGCTTGGGTGACACCAGTATACAAGCAAGGAAAGAAAGTATTTGCAGAGCTTGAGAGAGCTACAAAAAACAGTGGTTTATTTGAATTCAACAAGTCAGATCTTAAGGTCACTGGCTTTGGATCATCAATAGAATTCTTTAGTGGTGAACGGCCCGACAATATCAGAGGGAATACCTTCCACTTTATGGTAGTGGATGAGATGGCCTTCACAAGACCTGAGCTGTGGAATGAGGTCCTATCTGCAACTGTCATGGTCAAAGGAAAGAAGGTGATATTTATCTCAACACCAAAGGGAAAGAATCATTTTCATGCCTTGTGTATGCAGCCTAACTATGATGATAGATACAAGTATATCCACTTCACATCCTATGACAATCCTATGATTGCACCACAAGAGCTGGAGGAGAGAAAGCGGTCATTGCCTGATCATATCTTCAGACAAGAATACATGGCTGAATTCATTGACAATGCAAGCGGACTATTCAAGAACGTGAGGCAGTCAGCTGGCACATGGGAGAGAGGTGTCAAGTGCTACGCTGGACTTGATATAGGTAGGGCAGATGACTATACAGTGCTGACAATACTGAATGAGAGAGGGCAGATGGTATATGTAGGTAGGTGGCGTCATGATGAGTGGTCCAAGATCATTGACAAGGTAGCAGACATCATCAAGCAATATCAAGCAGTCACATTGATAGAGGTCAACAATCAAGGGGATATCTTCTATGAGATGCTATCCTCAAGGCTGCGCAATCTAGTCAATCCCTTCACAACTACCAGCAAGACCAAGCCTATCATCATTGAAGATCTAGCACTAGCCTTTGAACAGTCAGAGATCAAGATAATAGAAGAGCAATGGCTGATAGATGAGCTTGAGAATTTTACTTATATTTACAATCCAAATACCAGGTCAGTACAATACTCTGCGCCAAGTGGACTGCATGATGATGGGGTGATCTCACTAGCACTGGCATGGCATAGTAAAAAGAACTACAGTAAGAGAGGGCAATACAAAATATTAAGAGCATGAAAACCATTGATGTAAACTATCCACAGACAATCCAAGAGTGTAGACCTGATCAGCTCACTAAGTGGCTCATGCTGGCACCATTCATCCAGCAGACAGATAAGTCACTTATCAACATGCTTGACTTTCAGTCACAGCTTGTCAGCATCTTCACCGGACTGCCAATCAACAAGGTTAGAAAGATTCACATTGATGACATCATGAATGCCAGCAGTGTACTTCTGAATATGCTATCACAATACAGCACAAATGAGCCATCTGAATTCATTGAGATAGAAGGTAAGAGATATAGATTTGAAAAGGACTTTAGTGCAATAGAGACTGGTCAGATCATTGACATGAAGCTCATTGAGGATGTCAGCTCATCACCATGTGAGGCATTGGCTATCTGTTACATTGAGGAGGGCATGGAATACTGCCAAGAGGATGATAGGGGCAAGGTACAGAATGCAAACAATAAGAGGGAAGAGATATTCAAGAGGGCCTTTCCCGGTGATGAATTTCTGAACTTCTTCGCTTTTTTTTTGCGAGAATCAGAGAGGCGGAAGCTCGCTATCTTGGGAATACAGACAGCGAGGCTGATGAATCAGAATCAGACAATGCATCAGAAACTCTTAGAGACAGCGAATGGTTTACATGGACAAGAATCCTCCTCAAGCTGGCGCAAGAGCTTGGCAAAGATGTGGACACTATCACGCGTCAGCCATATATAAAGACATTGTTTTGGCTGAACTTCTTTAAGCTGAAAGCGGAACAAGATTACATATTACAAAGACATGGCTGATCTAGACTTTTTAGGAGAATTCGGACTATCACAAAGTGATATAGCTCAGCCTAGCAATGTCTATCAAGCCTTCATACTTGAGCTAAGTAATAAGCTAACAGATAACTTTAGAGATTACATTTTCAACAATGTTAACAATACTGGAGGACTAGCAGCTGCAACTATAGCTTTTGTAAGTGGTCCTTTGACAATCACTGTTGAATCAGACGAATACTACAAGTTCCAAGATGAGGGTGTCAATCCAGTAGGGCAGAATAAATTCCAAACACCTTATAGCTTTAAGTATCCTAATGTTTCAAAGAATCATGCAAAGGCAATACAGCAATGGAAAGGATATGATCTGAGCCATGCCTATGCATCAGCATCAGCTACAAAGAACAAGTATGGTATCAAGCCTCGCAATATCACATCCAATGTCATGAGCAATGAGGTCCTTGATAGGATAGCAAATGATCTAGCTGCTGTCACCGGATTGATGTTTGAAATATCATTCACAAAAAACACAAGAACATGGCAATAACAATAATAGATGAGCCAATGCCATTTTGGCCTATCTGCAACAATGTGGAATGGACCTTTGAATCAGACAATACTGGACAAGCTAATTTCTCATTCATTGTTGAGGTGTATATCAATGGCTCACTTAATTCTACTCATCAAGTATTCCCTGAGAATGGTGATGCTGGCAAGTTTAATATCTCAGCACTTGGTAGGGCGGTTATTACCAGCAATCTACCTAGTGCATTTGCACAAGAATTGAATCCTAACTACACATGGTCCTTGTTAATCTATGAAAAATATGGTACACCAGCTGAGGTTATCATTGCATCCTCTGAAGCAACAAGTGGAATCCAATTTTTAAATGGATCATTCAGATATGCCAATGCTACTACTGGAAACTGGGATTATCAAGATTATGACATTGATACTGGTGGTAAAGGTGACTTATTCTTGACTGACTTTCCAAGAAATAGAAAGGATTTAGTATCTTATTCAGAGGCAAAGTATCTATCAATCATCAATAGTGGTGGTGATTTCTGTACTGGATATGTAAGTCTATACAATATCAGTGGTACACTTATTACATCAGCTACCTGGATAGGAGCATTAGGGACTAGTCTAATAATACCTTTGCTTAGTGTAGGCCCATCTGTTTTGGTTACAAATACATCATTGGTGCAAGCTGATTTTGATAACTGCTACTACTACACCATCCAAATCAAGCAGACTGCGACACCATCAAAAGATTCAGAGATTTATAAAATATACTATGATCAGTCATGCAGTCCATATTCAAGACGTAGATTGCACTGGCTGAATAAATATGGTGCATGGGATAGTTTTACATTCACTTTGTTATCTGAGGATAGCTCTGATGTGACATCAAATAGATACAGCAAAAGAACTGGCAGATGGGTAGGCAGCACTTATCAATATGACTTGAGTGATGGTCATCAGATGACTGTTAGTAAAAGTGTGCAAGACAAGCTCATTTTGAATTCAGACTGGATTCATGAGGAGGTGCAGCAATGGCTAGTGAGGGATCTGTATGAATCTCCAAGAGTATATCTACAGAATGATTTTGGATCATCAATATTTGAGCCAGTGAACGTGACCAATGCTAACTATCTACTCAAACAGAGACGGAAAGCTGGACTCATTCAGGAGCAAGTACAGATAGATAGAACATACACCTACATTTCACAATTAGGATAGATGGAGCTATACATCAATGATATACGAGTTGACCTTGATGAAAGGCTGCCATTTCCATTGACATACAACATCAGTGATGTCAGAGATTTGTCTAGTAGGAAAGGGAACAATTCCAAGACTATCACTTTGCCTGGTACCAAGATAAACACTTATCTCATGTATCAAGTATTCAGCTTGACATCAGCTGAGCCAGTGCTGGATACTCAAAGCGCATTCCTAAACTTTGATCCATCAGTCAAGGCCACAGCTAGATACTATGATCAAGGTCTATTGCAGTTCAATGGTATATGTCAGCTGACTGAGTGCAACTTGATGAATGGCATGTGGAGATTCTCTATCATCATGATATCAGAAAGTATTGACTACATTGGACTGCTATCCAAGATCAGAATCAATGAGCTGTCATGGTCCGAATATACACATACACTGATTAAGGCCAATCAAGAGAATTCATGGGCTGGAACTATCCAGGTGAATGGTGTGCCAACAAGCAACAAGACTGGAACCAACTGGGATGGACTAGGATACTACTATGGACTGATTGACTATGGTTATGATAGGCCAGCAGTGGATGCCTTTGGTGTGGAGCATATTCCCCCACAAGTATTTTGCTATGACATCCTGAAGAGGGCATTTGATTACTGCGGCATTAGCTGGTCCTCAGCCTTCCTTGAGAGTCAGACATTCAAGAGAATGCTCATGGCCTTTGAAGGTGGATCATTACCAACAATCACAGCTGCTGATTCACTTGCCTTGTCAGCCTATACTACAGAGGACAATGGTACCAGTGGTCACATTATTAATGCTAACATACCATTATCAAGTGGGTGGAATCTAGTATTTGGTGGCAATAGAAGAGCTGATTTACAATTCACCTATTCAGGCGATCCCTATAATGCTACAGTGACATCTGATCCAGCTGGACAGATTGAGAATGCTGCTACATTCATGCGCTTTGTATCGGCTACTGAGGGCATCATGAGAATCAACTATGTTGGTGATCATGACTTGAATCTTGACTTTACAATCACTGGTGCCAATCTTGTGGATACATGGATTAGGTTTAAGTTGGTTCTAAAGATATCTAAGAATGGATTTGTAGTATCTCAAGATGATGTATATCAAGGATTGTTTGACAATGGTACTGGTGACTATTCAGCTACTATCAGCTTTGATTATATCAGAGATGTATTTGTGACCTTCAATGATGAGCTCAAATTTGAATTAATATGGGTAGTTTACGATTCATCTGTTGAGGCTGATGACATTCCTACTACCTTCTCATTGAATACCAACATTACAAGCAATACAGCAGATCTCAATATCGTATTATCTGAGCAATCACTTGAGCCAGGAGGAACTATCTTGATTGATAACTTTCTGCCAACAATGGACTGCGCCACATTCTTTAAGGGAATTACTACGGCATTCAATCTATATGTCAAGCCTAATGTGAATGATAACACCATCCTTGAGATTGAGCCAATGGATGACTTCTACAATTCATCAGCTGATGCCTTGAATTGGACTCATCTAGTTGACTATAGCAGAGATTACAAGGTTACACCTACAATCAACTTTGCTAGCAACACATACAACTTTGTATTTGAGCAAGATGATGACTATTACAACGCACAATATAAGCAAGATGTTAGGAAGCAGTATGGTGCATTCAGCCTAGATTCACAGAATCAATTCGCTAAGAATA